AGTCCTGATCTTGAACGAACTGCGCGAACCGGAGGCGAAGGAGCGCCGGGCGCTGGCCAACAAGCTCAAGCCGATCATCGCCGCACCACCGGAGACGCTGGTCATCAATCGCAAGGGTCTGCACCCCTACGAGATGCTGAACCGGGTTCAGGTGATCGCGTTCACGAACGACCCGCTGCCGATCACGCTGCCGACGCAGGATCGCCGCTGGTTCTGCGTGTGGTCACGCGCACCGCGGATGACCAAGCCAGAGGCCGACGCGCTGTGGGATTGGTACAAGGCCGGCGGCTACGAGAAGATCGCAGCTTGGCTGCACTTGCGCGATGTGTCGGCGTTCGGCGCTGCTGCGGCGCCGCCGGTGACCGAGTGGAAGCTGAACATGGTCGAGCAGGGCATGAGTGTAGCCGAGAGCTACCTGGTCGATATGATGCGCCTGCGCGTCGGGCCGTTCGCGCTGGGCGTCATCGGCGGGCCGTTCCACAAGTTGTGCGACTTCTTGGTCGCCGACAGCAAGGTTCCGGCGGGCGTGAAGGTGCCGCAGGCGGCGCTGCTGCACGCGCTCAAGGAAGCCGGCTGGCTGGACTGCGGGCGGTTGGGGTCGTCCGACTTCCAGACCAAGCGGCATATCTTCGCAGCACCGGAGGTTGCGCGGGCGCATTCGAAATCCGACCTCCGCCGGATGGTGGAAAACATTGATACTCCCCCCGGTAAGGTGATAGACATCGGTCAACGGCGCAACCCAAACCAGCGCGGTTGATTGTGAAACCCCCGGCGTGCCTCACTGCGCCGGGGGTTTCTTTTTGCTTGGCCCTTGCAACAGAATGTTTGCACCCATAGGATAGCGCCATGACCGAGAAAGAAATCGAAGCACACTTCGTGAAGCGCGTGAAGGCGCTGGGCGGGTACAGCTACAAGTTCCGTAGCGTGACGCAGCGGGGCGTGGCTGACCGCATCGTCTGCCTGCCGAACGGCCAGACGTGGTTTGTGGAATTGAAGAAGCCCGGCGGGCGGCTGTCGCCGCTGCAAGAGATATTCGCCGAACAGATGGCGACAACGGGCCAGCACTACGCCGTGCTGTGGTCAAAAGAGGATGTGGATGGTTGGGAAAGGAAAATAAAATGACAGTATACTACAATGAGATAGACCCATACGCCGCGCAATGGCTCAGGAACCTGATCGCGGCAGGACACTTGGCGAAAGGTGAAGTTGATGAGCGCAGTATCACGGAAATTCAACCTGATGACCTTCTTGGTTTCGACCAGTGTCACTTCTTCGCAGGGATCGGCGTTTGGGGCCACGCCCTGCGCCGAGCCGGATGGGCCGACGACCGGCCCGTCTGGACGGGAAGTTGCCCTTGCCAGCCGTTCAGCGCCGCAGGCAAGCAAGAAGGCTTCGCTGACGAGCGTCATCTCTGGCCCACCTGGTTCAACCTCATCCGCCAGTGCCGCCCTGCAATCGTCCTTGGCGAACAGGTTGCAAGCGCGCTCGACTGGCTCGATCTTGTATCAACTGACATGGAAAGCGCGGGCTACGCCTTTGGGGCGGCAGATTTGTGCGCTGCGGGGTTCGGCGGCGCGCACATCCGGCAGCGACTTTATTTCACGGGGGTGGCCGACACCTACAACACGCGACCACAAGGATGGGGCCGAATGCCTAAACGTGCCGGTGAATGCGTTGCTGGGGCGGTCTGTGTGGACGACGGGCTGGCCAACGCCCCGCTCGACGGACGGCGACAAGGGGTCAAGGACGGCGGAAGGCTGCGAAGCGGAAATCGCGAGGAAGGGACGGCTGGACGATCTGCCATCAACAGCGACCTATCTGGCGGGCTGGCCGACGCCGACCACCAACGACAGCGTTCGCCAACCATCTCAAGACTTTGCAACAAAGAATATTACGTTGAACCACGGAGCAGTGTTAGCGGGCTGGCCGACGCCTATGACACAGGACGACAACTGCTCACGGGTGGCAAACCCGCAGGAGTATTCAACCAAGCGGCTGAACAGAAAGAACGCTTCGAGCAATCTTGCGGACACGGCGCAGGGGTTGACCACCGCCATGCGCCTATGCTGGGACGGGACGCTGCTGACTGGCTCTACTGCCGGGATGGCAAGTGGAGGCCGGTTGAACCCGGCACATTCCCGTTGGCTGATGCGGCTGCCAGCCGCGTGGGACGACTGCGCGCCTACGGAAACGGCCTCGACGCTGAAACGGCAACGCAGTTCGTAGCGGCGGTGATGGACTGCGCGCCATGAGACTGCGCCCCTACCAGAATGACGCCGCCGACTTCCTGTACGAGCGTGACCGGGCGATGATCCTAGCGCCGGTGGGCGCTGGCAAGACCGCAATTACGCTCACAGCCATGCAGGCGATGTTGAACGACGGTCTGGTCAAGCGGTGGCTGGTGGTCGCACCCAAGCGCGTCTGCACGGACGTGTGGCCGGTCGAGGCACCGAAGTGGTCAAGCATCACACCGGCGCTGGCGGTCGGCACCCCGGCGCAGCGTAAAGCGGCGCTTGACAGTGGTGCGGCAGTGGTCGTGATCAACTACGACAACCTCGATAAGCTCAAAGATTTGTCAGGCTTCGACGGCGTCGTGTTTGACGAACTGACGCGGCTGAAGAACCCCAGCGGAAAGCGGTTCAAAGCACTGGAGAAACTTATGTCTACGATGGCAATACGGTGGGGTCTGACCGGGTCGTTCACGTCGAACGGCCTTGAGGATGTGTTCGGTCAGTGCAAGATTATCGACCAAGGTTTGCTGGGCCGCGCCAAGGGCGCGTTCCTCCAGCAGTACTTCCACTGCGTCAACCGCGACTTTGGCCAGTGGACGCCGGCACCCGGCGCGCTGGAACAGGTGATGGAGCGGATCAAGCCGGCGACGTTCGTGCTTGACCCAGGCGACTACAAGGACAAGCTGCCGCCGTGCCATGTCGTTGAGACGCGGGTCAACCTTGCGGATCGCGGGCCATACGAGAAGATGAAGCGCGACTACGTCGTCAAGTTCGGCGACGACCGCGTCATCGCCCAGAACGCCGCGTCGGTGACGACCAAGCTGCAACAGATGGCGTCCGGCTTCGTCTACAACCGCGAGGGGCCGCTGCCGGTGCATTGGTTCAGCAGCCACAAGTTCGACCGGCTGGAGGAACTGCTGGACGAGAACCAGCGCGCCAATACGCTAGTAGCGTATACATACCAGGAGGAGTTGGCGGAACTGAAGCGTCGCTTTCCGCACGCGCAGACTATGGACGACGACAATGTCATTGAACGGTGGAACGCGGGTAAGGTCGAACTGCTGCTGATCCACCCGAAGTCCGCCGGCCACGGCCTGAACCTCCAGCACGGCGGCTGCCACATGGTGTTCGTGTCGCTGCCGTGGTCGCTGGAACTGTACGAGCAGACAGTCGGACGCCTGCACCGCGGCGGTCAGCCCCACGCGGTGTGGGTCTATGTGATGATTACCGAAAAAACAATTGACGAACGCATCTGGGCGGCCCTTCACGAAAAGCGTGCCGTGTCAGATATCGCGATGGAGGAACTGAAGAATGAACAAGGTTGATTGGCGGTCGCTGGCCGCGACGCTCACGTCCATGTCAGAGGATGAGGTCAAGCGTTTGCTGGACGACGAGATGGCGACGCGCCGCCGCATCGGGATCGTGCGTCGCCTGCACCAGCGGTACGCCATGCTGCGTAACGCGCGGGAGCGTGCCGAACTGATGGCGAGGCTGGGCGCATGACGGACGCAGTCAACCCCGACCACTACAAGGTCGGCGGCATCGAGACGATTGACTACATCCAGGCCAAGCTATCGCCAGAGGAGTTTGCCGGCTACTGCCGCGGCAACGCGCTGAAGTACATGAGCCGCGCCGGCCATAAGGACGCCACGGTGTTAGAGATCGGCAAGGCTATCTGGTATTTGGAGTGCTGGCGGGACAGTCTGGCACAAACAGGAGAAAACCAATGATGATTGAAATCGACGCAGAGACGCTGGACGGTATCGCCCGCGCGTGGCTCAAGGACACGCTGTCTATTTTGGACCAGATTTCCACACAGCCTTACGTCCACCCGGACGACGCGGAGACCTACGCAGAGGACATCAAGGCCGTGAAGCGACTGCTGGATTACATCGGGGAGTAACTACTTTGGGCAATCCCCATCGCACACACATGCCCACTTACTGTTGTGCGCCTCTATCTCCTTCACCGTCTCAGCGGTGTCGGTCTTGCTGTCGTAGCTGATCGGCTTGGCTATCCGGCAGTAGTCACCGACGAGCGCGGTCGAACCTGTCACGCAGCCGGTCAAGACGAGCGGGATCGTCAGCGTCCATAGCGGCTTCAGCCTTGGCAACATTTGCATCAAGTTGCTCCTGCGCGTCCTGACGCCCTTGCGCCTGCTGCTTGGCGTTTCCCCATTCGGTAAACACCCGGTCGAGCAGCGACAGCAAGAGCGTCAGGAGCTTAATCACGCTTCCGGCTTTTCCATCAGGAACACGGCAGCCAGACCAGCCAG